TTCGTCCACATTTTCACCACTCCAGGTCTCTAAGAGGGTTTTGACTTTTCTCAATCTGAGAGTGCCTTCCATACTTATCTTAATCCCCTCTTTTTTAATGTATTTTTAAGCTCAGCCATGAGTTTCGCGCGTCCAGCATTTACGACTGGTGCTCGTCGTTGGGGTGGTGGTGGAGGAGGTGGGGGAGGGGCACCCACCGACCGGGTTGGAACTATAATAGTTTGACACACTCTGATAACTTTCTGTGCATTTTTCACACTGTTCTCAAAGTTCATACTTATTTTAGCGCGGAGTTCCTTGGGTGTGAGCTTTACACGTTTTCCCTTGACAGTCTTGGTGACACGAAGACCTTGCTTCTTAGCCTTATTTTTCAATTCTAAATACTGCATATACTGTCCACTAAGATTATTTATTCTAATATAAAGTTATCATCCTTGATTCTAGTAACATGTTAGCTATTGGTCAAACCTCAATTTGTTTTCATAACATCGGGCGACGGCGACGAACCTATCGACCACGAAAAAAACCATGTATGAAGAAGGTTGAAATACTCGATTGCGCTATACGTCACAGAAGGTGTCCAGGTTGCCCCTTCAATGACTTCTTCAAGCCGGAGACAATCAATACAAAATCAAATCAGTAAAACATGTGATATCATCACTTACAATAAGTCTGGCGTATAACATATCTTCCTGGTTAAAGTACAACGGGTTAGGTTGAGTGTGTGTATAAAGCTCTTGTAAGTTAAACCCCAATTGGTCTAAACGTAATAACATTTTAGCTAACAAATCAAAATCAATAACTGAAATACCCATACGAAGATTCACATTATTCACGGTGTACTCACCATTATCATTTCGAATCAGAAACTGTTTCTTTATCGTATGGTCTATCTTATTTGTTGGTTCCCTACCAATTTGATTCATGATACGTTTAATTTCTGCCACTTCATTCACATCTACAACTAGTTTCCGAATGAAATCTCTCTTACCCTTTGGCAGTGACATCTTATAGTGTATAAAGATAAAAAACGCACTTACGATAAGATGACTGATGTCATAGAGCTTAAAATTCTTATTAACAAGGTTCTTCTTCCTAGAATTAGACAACTCGAAGAAGAAGTCACATCTCTACGAAAACACACATGGCCCTATGTACAGGGTAAAAAGGAGGCGCACCAACTTCACGACATCGAGATGAAAGCAGATTTTCTTAAACATCTTGATAACGATACGATAGTTGAACTTTTACGCACAAAGGCGGAATTGTCAGGGAAATCTGGATTTATAACGAGGGAATATGATAGTATCCATAATAATTTTTGTTAAGCTATAGTAAAGATGTTAGGATCACTACTCAAAACCTCTGGTGAACCAATGAGTAATGACAAACTTGGAATGACTGTAGGTTCTTGCATTTGTTCCATCCTTGTTGTAATGCTTATCATGAAAATGCCAATGAAACCACCCCCAGTATTAGCCATGTGTGCTCTTTCGTGCTGTTGCTCTTCCAGTCAGACGGGTTCACTCGTAAATGACATACAGAAACGTGTCAAAAAGCTTCAAGCAGCTACCGAAACTCCAGAGGATACTCCAGTGGAGTAATAAATTAGAAGAAATCATCAGTCCTGTACATGTTTACAGTGAATGAACCAGTCTTTCCCGTAACGGTGACTGTTTCATTTCCGTATAGCTCTTGGCACCCAATGTCTTCCATGCAGTCTCTCGCATTGTGGGAAACTGATACTGGGTAAATGTTCTCACCTCCGGTGGTGGTGTAGTAACTGTAGCGGTCCCGACGACCACGGACCTCTTTACCGTAAAGAGGGAGGGTCTCATCACCATTCGTGATGAGACCCATCTGCTGCATGTGTCCAGGTTTGTACTGCTTGATAGGGGGGCCCCTAAATTCGGGTTCCCGGACCTGTGCACGACGAGTGGGTACTGCACGCACTGGTACTGGGACAGCCACTTCTACTGGGACCTCGACAACTTGGGGGTTGTAGAACATGTAGCCTACAGCCGCGATAAGTACGACAACGGTCAGTAGTAACAATTGAGTTTTTTGTTTGTTCTTCATATACTATAGTTAAGGAAAATGTTTTACATTGATATATGAAGGATATAACCATTTTTGAGAATTTCATCAACGATGAAGAACTAGAAGAGGTTCGACAATTCATTGGTGATGAATCATTAAATTTAAATGGTAAATACTATGGTGAAAAACAACCAGCCATAAACCGACAGTGGTATTTCATTCCAGTAGATAACGCTTATAAAAAAATTCTAATTGATTTTAGACCTACTAGGGATTGGGCGTTTGATATGGAAAATCTTGTCCCTTCTGCAAAAAATTTCATTTTGAAAATTAAAAACAGAATAGATAAATGTACGAATACAATCTTTGATTTAGAAAGAGTTTATTTAAATCGTCAAGTACGTGGTCAAGACGTGACATTACACACAGACGATAGTAAACCAAATGTCTATACACTTTTAATCTATATAGGTGATATTACACCCGAAAACTATCATAAAGCTGGTGGAGACTTAGAATTGAAAACTAAAGAAAATACAAGAATTGAGCCGTTTACAAAAAGAGCTGTACTATTCAAGGGGTATATACCACACCTGGCTTATGCACCTTTAGTACCGGACCTAACTCGTATTTCGATTGCGTTCAAATTTGTAGATACTTCAAATGAACTTCCATTTAGTGTAAGATATAGTTAAGGAAAATATTTCACATAAAGACATGAAGGTGTTGGCGATAGACATAGGGTTTCATAATATGGGTCTCGTTTTAGCAGAGTCTTTATCGGGACCAAAAATTACGGTAGAGTTCCTAAAGAAGGTAAGTTTGGAAGATTATAAATATATAAAGTCAAATGATTTTGTAGACACTATTCCTTTATTTGTAGAAGATCACCAAAGTATTTTCGATTCAGCTGATAAAATACTTATAGAACGACAACCACCTGGTGGCTTTCAAAATATCGAGATTTTATTACATTACATGTTCAAAGAGAAGGTTCTACTAGTTTCACCTGTGAGCATGCATGTGCATTTTGGGATGCGACATTTAGATTATGAAGAACGTAAGGAAAGAACAGTAGCCATAGCAGAAAAATACATAGAAGGTGGAATTCCTTATGAGAGGAAACACGATATAGCTGATGCGTTGTGTATGATTGTATTTGATAATTTTAGGTCTTGTGTTCATTTTTTTGACAAGTTCAAATATAAAGATAAAGTTTAACTTTATTGTAAGAATGCCACATTTTAAATTTCCATGTCATTATGTACATTGGGGGCAAGTAAAAGACCATGAGAATATTAAATCAAAGCTATTACCAATAATTAATAGTCTCATATCCGAGAACAAGTATACGAATCCATTCAAAGCATGTAGCATGAAGACAAATATCTCAAAAATGACAGATTTTATAGACAATGAAACGAAAGATAAAATTGTTTCAGAAAATTTAACAAAAATGATATCAGAGACTAATTGCTTTCCTGAAAAAAACCCAACGGATACGTTCATAACAGAATATTGGTTCAATGTATACGAAAAGGGTGATTTTCAGGAAATGCATAATCATAATACTGTACCAAAAGTGATAGATGGAAAACGTTGTGATGACATATTTTCTGTGATATATATATTGCATGAAGAAGAACCAACCCCAGTTTTATTTAGAGTGGATAACATAGAGTTACCTTTTTATCCGATGAAGCATATAATTGATTTTGAGACATCTAGGGTAGATGAAATTAAAGAGGGAACAATTCTTATATTTTCTAGTCATCTTAATCATACCGTATTTCCAGTAAAACAATCTGGAAGAACTACCATTGCATTCAATGTTTCATGTACATTTGAATAAAACATCTTAACCTATAGTAGATGCCAACAGCAAAGCAACTTCAGAACGCCAAGACAAAATTGAAGAAGACTAACAAACCTACAGGGAATAAACCTACTATACCTACAGCCGCTCTTCTTCGTCTTATCGCCGCTGACCCAAGGATTCAACGGAATCGTCAATTCATGAAACAAGTTCAGGAACTTACGAGGAGGAAGTAAGATTACTTTGTTTTACGTTTAAGGGTTTCTTGTATTTCATCAAAGAATGTATCAAAAACCCCCAACCTGTACTGTGTAAATGCCCAAAGAGCAAAAAACATAGTCTTTGTCATTTTATTTACATCATTCTCCTCCATTTTGTAAATAGGACCAACCAGGCGCCCCATGA